GATCCCCGAGGCGCCGTTGGTGTTCGTGACGTTGACTGCGGTGAGCACCGCGTTGCCGACATTGTTCCCGTTGCCACCAGCGACGTTCGAGACGACGCCGACGCCTGAAGCACCACCCGACGCGCCACCCGTGAGCACCAGGCCCGAAGCACCCGCCGCACCCCCGCTGGTCCCGCCGCCGCCGCCTGAACCACCCAGCCCCGAGGCAACGTTGCTCGCGTTCCCCGCCGACCCGCCGGCGCTGCTGCCACCATTGCCGTTGCCGCCGCCGGTCGCACCGGAACCGTTCGAGCCGTTGCACGCGTTCTCCCACGCGCCGCCGCCACCGCCACCGGCCGACCCCGCCGTCACCTGGCCCGGGCCGCCACCACCGCCGCCGCCAGCGTAGAGCGGATGGAAGTTCGTGTTCGAAACGAAGCTGCTGCCGCCCGCCATGCCCGCCACGCCCGCGGCGCCGCCGGTTCCGTTCGCACCCACCGTGATGTTGAGCGACCCCGACAGCACCGAGACCTGCACCGGGCCGACCTCGAGGAACGATCCGCCACCGCCACCGCCGCCGCCGCTCGCGGTCTGCGCCGTCGTGGCGGACGCACCGCCGCCACCGCCGCCCCCGCCGCCGACATAGGCGACGTAGAAGAACGTGCTCGTGGCCTTCGGCGTCCAGCTCCCCGAGGAGTTGAACACCGTCGCGGTCGGCTGCGTGCCCGTGAAGTTCAGCGTGCTGCCGGAAACCGAAAGCGACGTGCCCGGCGTGATCGTCCCCGTCGCCGTCCCCACCGCCAGCACGCCGGTGTTGGCGATCGTGTGCCCGCCGGTGACGCTGATCCCCGCCCCAGCCGCCAGCGACAGCACGCCGGTGTTCGAGATCGTGGTCCCGCTGATCCCGATGCCGCTGCCCGCCGTCGCATTCACCAGCGCGCTGCCGGTGCTCGCCACGATCCCCGAAGCCGGCGCCGCCAGCGAAATCGTTCCGCTTCCCGTGATCGTCCCGCCGCTCAGCAGCCCACCCGCGACGATGCTCGTCACGGTCCCGCCACTGCCCCCGGCCGAAAGCGTGCCGCCGCCGTTCAGCGTGACGCCGGCACCCAACGCGATCACGCGCGCGTCGTTCAGCGTGCCGGTCGCCCCCAACAGGTTCGATGTCGCGCCCGCCGGCACAATCGTGGGCAACGAAATGACCCCGGTGTTGGAGATCGTGTTGCCACCCGCGACCGCGATCCCCGCGCCGGCCACGAGCGACAGCACGCCCGTGTTCGAAAGCGTGCCGCCCGCCTCGGAAAGTCCAACGCCGACAGCGATCGTGCCGCTATCGGTGCCGATCGCCAGCACGCCGCTGTTATCGACCGTCGGCGCCTGCGCCGAACCCGCGAGCGCGATCCCCGGCCCCGCCGTGAGCGCCACCACCCCCGCGTTGTTGATCGTGTCGCTGCCGGTGAACGCGATCCCCACGCCGGCACTCAGCGACAGCACCGCCTCGTTCGTCAGCGTCCCGCCCGACAGCGCCAGGCCCTGCCCCAGCACCACTACGGCGGCATCGTTCGCGGTCCCCGTCGCACCCAGCAGCTCACCCGTCGCCCCAGCCGGCACGATGGCCGGCAGCGAAACAACCCCGGTGTTGCTGATCGTGTTGCCGGAAACCGCGATGCCCGTTCCCGCGGCAAGCGAAACGACCCCCGCGTTGCTCACCGTCCCGCCGGCATCCACCGCGAGCCCGCTGCCCACCACCACGCCACCCAGCGCCGCCGTCGTGGCAACATCGAGCGTGATCGTCCCAGAAGTCGTGATCGTGCCGCCCAGCAGGCCGCCTGCGGTCACGATCTCCGTCACCGTGCCCGTCCCGCCGCCACCCGCCGCCGCCAGCGTGCCCCCGGCATTGATCGAAAGCCCGCTGCCCACGATCACGCCGCCAAGCTCCGCCGCACTCGCCACCGGCAACTGGTAGCTCAGCGCCGCCGCACCCTGCCCCGGCTGCGCGTTGCGGTCGGCGCAGTCCAGCCACACCGTGAAATCCACGGTGAGCCCGCCCGACGTCGTCACCACCCACGCGACGCCATAGCGTTGCCCGACCACGCCGCCCGAGATGATCGTCGTCACCACCCCGTTGGCATCGGTCGCCGCCGTCACGCTCGCCGATGTCGGCGTGATCGAACACGCAACGGTCCCGATCGTGTCGCCGACATCCGCCAGCCACGCCGCGAGCGACACCGAGTAATCCAGCGTGTCGCCGGGGTCCTTGAACCCCCAATAGAGATCGGGTGCCGCGGCGGACTGCCAGCGCGGCGGCAGCACCGCCAGGTTGGCGTCGAGCACCAGCGTGCGCGCGGTCGAAACGTTCACGTCGCCGCTCCCGCGTCAGTATTCAATCACGACATAGCCGCCGGCCCCGGCGGACCCGGCACCCGTGCCGCCGCCGATGCCAAACGCGGCCCCACCACCGCCGGGAAACGACCCCACGACGCCAAGCCCGATCTGGTCCGCCGCACCGCCGCCGCCGCCCATGGCGCAGCTCCCGCCCACGGGCGTCGTGTTGCCCCCGCCGCCGGAACCCTGCCCGCCGGTGCCGATGATGGTCCCCGCCGTGCCGGTGCCCCCGGCGCCCCCGGGCCACGGCGACGAACCCAGCGAGCCCGTGCCGCCGCCGCCGCCGGTCGCGACGACAACGCTGTCGAAGCTGCTGCTGCCCCCGGTGCCGCCCGTCCCGCCGCCGGACGTGCCCCCGGCGCCCGCGGTGCCCACGGTGATCGTGTGCGATGCCCCCGGCACCAGGCCCGTGACGATCTTCTCGGCATAGCCGCCGCCACCGCCGCCACCGGACCCGTTGCTGCCGCTGCTGCCGCCGCCGCCGCCCCCGGCGCCCCACACCCGCACCCTGGCCCGCGTCACCCCCACCGGCACCGTCCACGTCGTGGAGGACGTGAACGCGACCTGGTTGGAGAACCCCGGCGCCAGGCTCGGCAGCGTGTAGGGAATGGTCGGCGCCCCGGCATAAACCGAAATGTTGCCGGATGTGATCGAACTCGCCCCGTAGGCCACGGTCACCACGGCAAGCCCCACCCAGCCGGCATCGACCCCCGGTGTCGTCTGCGTCCCCGTCGTCGCCGGCACGCCCGCCTTGGCCTGGAGCTGCACGGTTTGCGCCCGCACCGTGTTCTGCGCCGAGCCGCTGTTCCCCGGCCCCAGATACGGCGAGGAGGGGTTCGATGCGTTGTAGTAGGGCAGCACCACCGGCGTGCCGTCCGCCTCCAGCAGTGCCGCCTCGATGAGGTAGTTCTGCGAATAGCCCGATGTCCCCGGCGCCGAAATCGCCAGCGTCGTGCTCGCGATATTGATCCCCTGCTTCATCAGCGCGTCGGCGGTATCGGCGGCCAGCGAGCCATAGGCCGTGGCATCCACCGTCGAGAGCTGAAAGATCGAGCCCGGCCCGACGACGACATTCATCGCCGCCGGCGAGTTCGGCCCCACGGCAAGCCCGCTGGTGACGGTGTTCGTGCCCAGCACCGCCGAGATCAGCATCCCCAGCGCCTTCATGTTGTTGCGGTTGGTGCTGAGTTCGTCGGTGTCGAGCGGAATCATTCCGGGGTAAACAATTATTCTGTCGATGACACGCACTCCTTACAGAAGGAAACCAACGCTTCGCATGTGGTCAACGGGATCGCGCGCGCATTTGCGAGCGTTGCAGGCGGAACAAAGAAGCTGGAGGTTGCGCCGATCATTCGTCCCGCCACGCGCCAGCGGTTCGATATGATCGATGGTCCCTTTGCTTTTGAGCTTTTGCGCGCAGATGGCGCAGCGGTCGCGCTGCATCAGGCGAATCTCGGCGATGTCCGCGCTTGTGAAGATGCCGCCGTTGGCGATCTTGCGGGCGCGGCGCTTACGGTATTTCGCGGCGCCCTTGGCTGGGTCCTTGGCGTATGACTTGCGCGCCGACGCCCGCACGCTTTCCGGGTTCTTCTTCTTCCATTGCCGCTTTATTGCCAGAAGCCGCTCGCGGTTTGCCGCTTCCCATCGCTTCGTCTTTTCGCACCACGCCACCGGATCGCGGGCGTATCGAATCTTGCCCCGCACGCGATCCTTTGCGGCGCAGCACTCCAAGCATGCGCCATTAGAGACTAGACGCCCGGCAATGTGCCCATGGGGGCAAGTGTTCCCGGTAAAGTATCGCTTCGCACCGACCGCCCGCGCCTCCATGCGCGTGATACGGTCCATGATGCAGCCTTCCGATGTCAGTTCGAAATCGCGACCCAGGCCGTCACCCCGGCCGCCCGCGCGTTGTTCACCGTCGCGTAGATCGCGGCGTCCGTGACCTGGCCCGCGATCATCGCCGCCGAGCCATACTCGATGGCCCCCGCCCCATAACCGCCTGGCCCCGTATGGTTCCCGGTGCCGTAATACCCCGCGACCTGCGCGATGCCGGAGCCGTTGGGCCGGAACGCGGTCACAAAAACCTGCGCCGGCAGCAGCAACGATCCGTAGCAACCCGCGAACCCATAGGCGAGCCCGCTCCACGCCCGCGAGCCCCCGGCGCCATACCCGCCGGTATCCCCGGTGTTCCACGGCTCCACAATGCGCGGCGTCCGCCCCGTCAGGATCTGCAACGCCGCGATGATCCCCGCCCGCGTCCCCAGCGGCAGCAGCAGCGTCGCCTTGATCCGTGCCCGAAACGCGGGATCGCCCTCGGCGACGTGACGTTGCAGGTTCGTCCCGAAATAATCCGCCGCGATCCCGTCGAGAAATACCCCCGTCGCGGTCGAGATGCGCGCTTGCAGGATCACGTTCTGGATCAGCGCGTACAGCCACGCCCCCGCCGCCGCCGCACCATTCAGCAGCGCATCCAGGATCGGCGTCGTGGACACCCCGCTCGCGCTCGGCAGCGGAAACCACGCGGCAGGCAGCACCGCCCGCATCCGGCCAACGATGTCGGCCTGATCACCCGTTGCCATGCAGGAAGTTCCTGTTCAGGGATTCGACAAAAAACCGCCGCCGTGGTGCGATCAGGTTTTCGTGGAGCTTCCGACCGATAGGCGGCTATCAGCCTGATCGACCAGGAGGCGCTTGAGAGCCTAGAGAGAACAAACGCGAGTGTTTGCAAGCAACAACAACCGAGCCACAAACATGGATAACAAAAACCGCTTAGATGCTCATCTGAAGGAGGATAAATCTGGTGCTGATCTTTTAATTTACCGAAACGGCGATATCATCGAGCAAATATCACTATCTTTCGACGGCCTAACGGAGCTTATCGAAAGGCTGGGCGCGCTCAGGAGCGCCGCGGCGACGGGGCAAAACATACCTGATCTGGCGGGGACTCAGATCGAGGCCGTCGTGGACACGAAGTGGTATTGTGAACTTACCTATGCTGCTGGCTTGCCTTGCACATCCTTGGCATTCCAGCATCCCGCCTATGGTCCCGTCGCCTTTCTTATCCCGATCGAACAGACCGTAGAGCTTATCAATCTCATGACACGACAGGTCCTTCTCGCGGCGACCCACGAGCGAGCGGCGGCGGAGACCGCCGAAGAGGTCCAATGAGCACTCCCCTCCGGATCGTGCCTTCCGGCGAAGGTCAAGCGGCTGGCCATGGCGGCGGTTCGTTGCGGCCGACGGCACAAGGACTTGAAATCGGGAGCGGCGGGGGCGATTCTGGGGATATGGAAGCGCGGGTCGCCGTTCTGGAGCAAATCGCCAAAAACACCGAGAAGGTGTTGGACCAAATGCACGCGGACGTTCGTGAGCTGCGGGCGGATCAGAAGACAGATTTTCGGATCCTGTTCGGTGCTCTTATCGTCGCCACGTTGGGGCTCGCTGGCCTCATGGCGCGCGGCTTTCATTGGTTGTAACTACCTACAGGCGCGACCGCGCGCTCAACCGAATAGCCTGTTTCTCAGCCTCGCTATAGCGCCGAGCGGTTAGAGCTGTGCGCCAAATGCGCATGTAACGCAGGGCCTTCGTCCACCACGCAGCCGGCTCACGCCGGCGCGGCAAGAAATCCACGACTTTCATCCCTGCCCCCTAAGAAATCACAATCCCAGCCGCCCCACCCGTCACCTTCACCACCCCCGTCGCCCCAGGGTTGATATCAGCCGAGCCCCCATTCAGCAGCAGCGCCTCGATACTCCCAACCATCCCCGGCGCCGCCGCATAAGCCTGCGCGATGACATTCGACACCGCGAGCGAAACCCCCACCGGCAGCGCATCCACATAGGCCAGCAGCGCCGGCGTGATCAGCGCCACCGCCGCGGGCTTGCTCGTCCCGGCCGTCACATTCAGCGTGAAGGCAACCGTGGTGTCGGTCACGCTCGGCCCCTGGACCACAACCTCCACCCCCGCCGCCCGCACCGCCGCAATCGAGGTCGCGACATTGCTCAGCAACGTGGACGAAGGCGTCCCGGACCCGTCATCCACCGTCACCGTCACCGCGGCCGTCCCCGGCGCGCCCTCCTGGATCACGTAGCTCAAACCCTGCTCGACGCTTTCGACCGCGTAACCAATCGCCGCCAGCGTGGACTTCGACAACGCCTGGATATACGCGGCAAACCGCGCCCGCAGCGCCGCATCGGTCTCGGCGTTCAGCGCGTTGGTGAAGGCGCTCGCGTTCGTCACGGTGTCGATCCCCGGTATCGCCGAGGCAATCAGCGTGATCGTCGCGGCCTGCACGTTCCCCTGCGTCCCCGCGTTCGCGGCCTGCACCGGCACCGTGACGCTGCCGACACCATTCGCCACGACGTAGCCACCCAGCGTCGCGTTCCACGCCGCGTTCGTCGTGTCCGTCGTCACCACGAAGGGCTGCGAACCATCGGCGGTCTTGACCTGCGCGCCAGGCACCACCAGCGCCGTGCCGGAGGTCGAATAGCGCGAGAACGTCACGCTGCCCGTCGCACTCGTCGCCGGCAACCGCGCCAGCCCGAAATCCCCGACGAAGGAATCCACATCCGCGCCCTGCGATGTCGCCAACCGCGTCATCGAAAGCACCTGGGCAATCAGCCATTGCAGCCACAGGCACACCGAAGCGAAGCCCTGGAACAGCGCATAGGCCACGCTCCCGGACGACACCTGCGTCAGTTGCGGCGCCACGGCCTGCGCCGCGGCGACCTCGCCCTGGACGATCTGCGCTTGCGGGAGAAAACTCAGTTGCATCGCCTAACTCCCCGCCGGCACGGCCACAAGGTTCTGCGCCGTCCCGTCCGTCATATCGACATACGCAATCGCCGCCTGCACCAGCCCGTTCGTCCCCGCCGAAACGCTCACCGTCGGCAGCGGGTTCCGCGCCACGGTCGCCTCCTGGAACATCTGCGCCCGGATGATCGCGGTGATCCGCCCGGCATCCACGGTCTGCCCCACCATGTTGCCGAGCCCGGCGCCGTAGTTCACGTCCCAGATATAATCCCCGGGGTTGGTCAGCAGCCGCCGCAAGACGCGCTGCTGCGTCAGCACCGTGGCACTCGCCAGCGCCACATCCCCGTTCGGCGCCAGCATGATGTCGCCCCCGAACTGATGCGCGATGTCGGCCATGTCACGACGCCTTGAAATTCGTGGTCAGCGGGTTCGCCGGCGGCGCCTGATACGGCGCCCCGGTCAGCCCGCCCTGCGGATCGGTGTGGACGTGATTGATAAGGTAAGTATACGCCTCGGCGGTGCAGAGTTCCTGCAACAGCGATCCGTTGCCGCCCACGACACTCGGCGCCGACAGCGCAATCGTCCCCGTCGCCTCGATCGTGGCATTGCCGCCGGCGCTCACCGTCACGTTCCCCGGCGACAGCACGACGGCGCTCCCATCGGCATTGAGCCTGACATAGGCGCCTGCCTTGGACACCAGCGCCATCTCCCCGGCCTGCACCGCAGCCGCCGCCCCACCGGGCGTCGCGCTCGGGTCCGGCGGCACGTTGGCTGTGCTCCACGCCGCCCCCAGGACGGCCCAATTCTCGTGATCGCCGTCGAGCGGCACCACCACCACCTGCGCCCCCACCGCCGGCGGGCAGATCAACCCCCAGGCACCACCACCGCCCATCCCCAGGATCGGCAGCCACCCCGTCAGGACGCCCTCGGGTTGGATCGTCACCTTCGCGAGATGCCGTGCCGCATCGACACTCTCGACCACCGCGAAACGCGGCTGCGGTCGTGTCGCATCCAGCGCCGCGGCATGGTAGCGCACCGCCTCGCGCAACCCCGTCACGACAGCACCACCTGCGACAGCGGCGAATGGTTCTTCAACCGCACCGACTGCCGAAACCCGCCCATCGAGACCTGCCGGTGGATGCTATCGACCCAATAGGACTGATCGAAACTCGTCCCCGTCCCCGTCACCGCGATCTGCGACCGTGGCGACAGCACCAGCTCCCCCGGCATCTCGACCTCCAAGGTGCGCTCATGCCGGCCCAACTGCTCCAGCATCGTCTGTGCGAGCTGCAACGCCTGGTCCTCGGTGAGGTTCGGCCGGACAAACACATAACGCTGCGTCGTCGTCCCCACCTGATTGGAAGCCGGCTGGATCGCCGCGACCTTCGCCCCCACGGATCGGGCACTTTTCACGAACCCGCGCTGCTGCCGCGAGTTCCAGGAATGAACCTCCACCTGGATATCCTTCGCCAGCGTCAGCGCCCGCGACCCCCGCAGATGCTCCACATTGGCGACGCGCACCCCGTTGGCCCCCGTCGTCACCGCCACGGTGAAGTCCGGCGCGCCCTGCGTCGCCTGGGGCTGGAAATAGATCGTGCGTCCTTGCACCCAGAGATCGAACCCCTCGTGCTGCGCGAGGTAGGTCAGCACATCCCATTCGGTCTGCGCCCGCGCGAACTGCCCATGGGTCTGCCGCGTATGATCGGACTGGTAGAACGTCCCCACCAGCGTCGTCGTCGCCACCACGGAAGCCGTCAGGTTGTGCCGCGCCGCGATGGTCCGCACCACCTCCGATGAGGTCTGGTTCGCGAAGGTCTCCTGCGTCTTCGCCTCGATCATCGCGGCCACAAAATCCCGCCCCGAAACCGACAGCGCCCCCGTTGCGAAATCGTAATCGACCTGATCGACCTCGCCGGAGATCAACGTCACAAAACTCGCCCCATCCGTCGAAACCGCGACATCCAGCACCCACGGCGGCGAGACATCCCACCACGCCCCCACCCCCGACGACCCCGCGAACTCCAACGAAAACTCGCTCGCGTGAAAATACCCGTTGCTCGCGACCACCGCCGAGATCGGCGTCGGCAAAGCCACGCCATCCGCGAGCACCCGAACCAACGGCGCGCAGACCGTCCCGCTCACGCCACCGGCATCCCACCAACCTGCGTCGCGTTCGGTGCCGGAATGGTCAAGCTCACCACGCCCTGCGGAAGCGGATCACTGAGGCCGTTCGCACGCGCGATGATGTTCGCCAGGGTCGCGTCGCCATAGAGCTGGGCCGCCAGCGCGAAGAGGTTGACCCCCGACTCGATCACCTGCCGCGGTAATTTCCTCGCCATGCCTCACCTCAAAAATTAGCGTTTAGGTTCGCCGCCATCCGCCCGAGATAGGTGCTGGCGGCGCTGGCCTGTGCGAGCGTGCCGGTCTGGCCCGCAACGGCCGAAAGGTCCGTCAAACTGGCCACCGGCGTGGAAAGCCCCGCTGCTCGATCGCCTACCGAAACGATCGCGGAGGAAGAAGCATCCTGCGCCCCGCAAACCACCATCTGGGCGGCCAGAACCGCCGCAAGCGCCGCGCCAACGCCGGCCGTCCCCGGCAGGATCGGTGCCAGCTCCTGCAGCGCGCCCTGCGCGATCGCCAGCGTCCCCCCGAGCGCCGTTCCACCCGCGCCGCCAGCCGCCGCCATGTCGGCGAGAAGGCTGGCGCCGAGATCGATCACGAGCTCGTCAGGCGCGGCACTGTCATCGCGGATCACCGCACATCGAACGGTATAAGAGATCCGTTGGTATGCTTCCCGTAACGAAAGCCGATACGGCAGCACTGTGAAGGACCACGTTCCCCAGGTCAGCGCCACCGCCTCTCCCCCATCCACCAGCGCCTTGAGCATCTGCGCCCGGCTTTCCGCATCCGTGCCAAGCATCATGCCGGACCACGCGACGTCGCCGTAATCCGGCCCCATCGCGTCAAACACCCGCTCGCCGCCGATCAGCCGGTGCACGGTAATCGCCTGGCGCACCGGTACCCGAATCACCTCCGGCACTTCGAAATCCTGGAAGGCAAAACTCCCCAGCACCACGGGGCCGGAGGCCCCGAAGGCGAGCGTCGCGAGCCCCGAGGCAGCGGATTCCGCGTCACTCAACGTGGCAAGAACATCGCTCATTGCGTCACCGGGTTCAGGACAGCGCCGGCATCGGCCCGGGCGCCCAGGGCAGGGAGGCGGCCGAGGGCAGGCTGGGCGTCACGGCGGCCGTCACGCGCAGACCCCGATGCACCGCCACACCCGTTGCGTTTCCGATATCGTGCGCATTCATCACAATCACGTGTCGTGGCTCCCGTGCATCGCCAGCGGGAGCGTCGGGCACCGCGCGCTCGGCGACGGGCCAGCGACCAATCCCCAGCCCATCATCGCGCGCTCCGTCCCGGTGCCACCGCGTCGAGCCCGGCGGCACGCCGCCCGGTCCCCGCTCGCCGAAGAACCGCAACCCACCTGCCATGCCCGCGGATCGCGGCCATCCGTCGCCATCGAAAGCGGGCCCCACCGTGCGAAGCCGCGCCAGGTTCCGCGCCGCCGTGCCCACGCTTCCCAGCAGGTCCGCGCCGGACGCCGCCACGCGCTCCCCGTTGTCCGTTCGTATCGCGGACACACGCGCGCCCAGGGGCAGGGGGCCGCGCGCCGGCCAGTCCCCGGCCGCGGTCCGCGTCGCCACCATCCGAGCCCGACCTGCCTCGCGCCCAAACGCAGCCGATCCCGGCGCCGAAATCCGCGCCTCCCGTCCCACCAGGGGTGCGAGCCGGGCCAGGGGCGCATCCAGGCGCGCGCGCATGCTGGCCACGGCTGTTCCCGCCGTTGCCTGCCGGCCACCGGGTCGGCTCATGGTCACACCCACCATGTTGTTACGGATAAACAACGGAAACAGCGGCGTCACAAACGGGCGCGCCGCCTCGCCCGCCGGCCTGCGCCGCTCACGCCCGCCAACCCGCCCCATCGCCTCGGAAAGGCCGCGCGATGCCGCCGGAGCCCGTGCCGCCACGGTGCCCTCGCCCGTCGCCTTCCGTGCCCTGAACGCCCCCCCAAGCCAGCGCGGCGCAACCTGGCCAGCACCCTTCTTCGCGCCCGCCAGGCGCATCGCCCAAAGGCGGGATGTAACCGGGTCCGGCACACGCCCAGCTCCAAGCAGATCCCGCCGAACCGCCCCAGTTGCCGGTGCCATCGCGTTCATCATCCCGGTCGAGCCGCCGATCCCGAGCACGTCGATCACGCGCCATCTCCTCGTCCCGCGATTGTCCCTTCGAGGGAAACCTCGCTGCGCATCAGCGATTCTTCCAGCCCATCTCGGTCCAGTCGAACTCGAGCCCCTCGAACATCCCGAACGCCACCGCCATCGCCAGCCGCAACGCCGGCTCCATCGCGAAGGCGCGCTCGCTCTCCACCCCGTTTCGCACCAGCCAGCAGGCAGTTACAAAATCGGGGTGGCTCGCGAGTTTTTTGCGACGTTCCGTTCCGCCGCAAGGCGCGCTGCCTCCTCATGCGAATCCATCTCGGCGCGCATCGCGGGCATCACCGCGGCAAAGCCGTCATCGCCCAGCGTGCCGATCGCCGCCATGACCTGCGCGTGGGTGGCGGGCCTGGACATCGGCACGCCGTCGATCTCGGTCACGGCGTAGGCCACCGTCGCCATCTGCATGAACAGCGCGTTCTGCGTGTCCTCCGGGTGCCCGCCGCGCCCCACGACCAGCGCAAGCCTCGCCTGGTCGAGCACATCGAGCTCGGCGAAGAGGATCCGTCGCCCCCGCGCATCCGTCACATGGGTCTGCGTCACAGCGCCACCCGCTGCGTCGCGACGAAACTGACCTCCATGGCGACCGGCGACTCCGGCTTCCAATTCTGTGCCCCGAACTTCAGCGCACAATTGGTGAACTGGTAGCGTGAGGTCGAGCCGTCCGCCTCGGTGATGGCCTGGGTGATGGTGCCGTTCTGCAACGTTCCGCTGGACAGCCACAGCGCCTCGGCCTGGGCGAAGAACGCGTCGAGATTGTCGTTCGCCCGCTCCAGGGCAAACCGTCCGGTCCACCCCTTGGGCAGCTCGGCGTTCAGCACCATCCCGTCCAGCCGGTCGACCCTCAAATTGGCGTATTGCGGGGACGCCTCGAACCCCGTCACGTTCTGCAGGTCGATGGTCTGGCCGGCGACGGTCAGCACCACGGATACGTCGCGGCCGATGCTGATGTTCAGCACGCCGTTGTTGCTCACAGGCATGTCAGGTCTCCGTTACGGTGCCGGATGAAGATCAGAAGGAAGCCGCCGGCGCGCCGCCGACCATCGTGCCCTGGCTCACGATCTGCACCGTCGTCCCGCCCTGCAGGTTGACGATGAACTTCTCGTTGATGCCGAGGTATTGCACCTGCACATCCGCCTGCAGGTAACCCAGCGCCGTGCGGCTCTGCGGATTGTTGGTCGTGTCGCACAGCACCGAGAACGCCGCGATCATGTTCGAATCACGCAGGTTGCCCAGGAACTCCGCGAATGTCGCGTGCACCTGGTTGAACAAGTCGGGCGTAATCACCTGGCCCACATAAACCCCCATCGCGGCGTTGAACGTGAACGCCAGGAAGTTGGTCATGCGCGTATAGTTGTCCCCGCTGCTGCCGGGGTTGCTGGAGCTGTTATCCCCCAGCCCCGCGGACCAATAGGCGCCACCGGGCGAGGGGCTGCACACCAGGTCCATCCGCGAGGTAAAGACCGCGGCCTTGTCGGCATCGGACCACTGCCCGTTCACCGCCGAGCCAATCATCCCGGATTTCTGCGAGCCGACGATGCCGACGAGCTTCTTGTTGAGGCTGGACTGATGCGGCGCCAGGGTCGCGAGCTTCCCCGCCAGAAATGCCGCGGGTCCCGTCAGCCGCGTCGTCTGGTTGACCGCATCGTACCAGTCGAGCCAGTCACCGAAGCATATCTTCACGCCATAATCGTCAAGCCCGGCCTGGTACATCTCGGTCGCCGCATTGCCCGGCGTGTCACCGGCGGTCGTCTCCAGGATCGCATAGATTCCCTCGCCGTCCGCCAGCGCCGCGATCGTGGTCCATTTGGTCACATCGGTCATGTCGGACAGCACCATGATCGAGGCGCCCTGACCGCGCAGCGCGTACATGCCCGTCCGCGGCGCGCTGTCCACGCCAACCAGCGTCGCGACGGTCACCCCACCGACACCATCCGTCCCGTTCGTCCAGGCAGTCAATGCGGAGGGTCCGACCGAAGGGAAGATCGGTGCTGCCAGACTGCCACTCGCCGCACTCGCCACCAGCCACTGACTCGGCCCCTGCAGCCCGATGCCGTTGTTGATGGCGTTCTGGACATTCGCCATCGCGCCCAGCGGAATATTGTCGAACACCTCGACCGTCCCGAACCCCGCGACAACGACCGAGACCTTCTGTGTCGCGGACCTCGTGCCGCCGCTTAACACCACGTTGACGTTGTTGCCGAACCACGACCCCGTGTACCTGGCCGTGAGCTGGATCGAGCCGCCTTGGGTCAGTGTCGCCGTCGCCGCCGTGTCAGTCCCATCCGTGACGCGAACACAACGGAAATTCTGCGCCCCCTGCTGCGTCATCTTGGCGACCTGCGTGCCCATGTCGTTGGTGCGCGCGACAAGATCGCCGAAATACTGCTTGAAATCGGCATAGCTGCCCACCACCACCGGCGTGTTCACCGGCCCATAGGCGGCGGTGCCCACCACGCCCACGATGTCGGTCGGGATGCCGTTGATGATGGTCTGCGGGGGGACGACCTGGACATAAAGCCCCGGCACGATCAGCGCGTTCGTGTTCAACGCGCCAAGAGGGGTCACGGACATGGTGTTACTCCGGGGTTGGATGGCCTGGTTCACGCCGCCGACATCGGGGTCAGGACGAGGGCGCGGTCACGCGGACGACGTGCGGCCCATACTGCTTCTCGACCTCCGCGATCGCGGCTGGTTCCGTGATCACGTCACCCTTCGCGTAGCTCAGGAACGGCGAAAGCACGACATAGTGAAAC